TGTTCGGCAACAACGGCAATGGCTACAGCTACAGCGCAGATCTGATCATCGGGCTCTGCGAAGGGCAAATCGAGGGCATCCAGTATATCTGGAAAGACCAATCGATCTACATCATGTCCGACCTCGGCCTGTCGCTCGAAAACGGCAATGCGTCGCAGGTTGCTTGGTCGTATGTGACTACCAATTATCCCGCCCAGGCGCTCGGTTATCGCGGCGTCGCCTATGTCTTCGCGCCCTCCTACCAACTCGGCGACAGCGCAGCCATCGGCAACCACAATTTCGAGGTCCAGGGCGTCCTCAAGGGCACCGGCTACAACGGCTACGACGCCGACCCTGCGCAAGTGATCTACGATTTCCTCACCAACGCGCAGTATGGCTGCGGCTTCAACCCGGCGTCGATCGCCATGACGACGCTCTACGGTTCGAGTGGCGATTCTTCCCTGCAAAGCTATTGCGCGGCGCAAGGCGTTTGCATCAGCCCCGTGTTGTCGACGCAGGAACAGGCGTCCTCGATCCTGACCCGATGGCTGCAAATCTGCAATTGCGCCGCAGTCTGGTCGCAGGGCGAATTGAACTTCATCCCCTATGGCGATGTCGCCATCGCCTCGGGCAGCGGCGCCAAGACGGTGCAGGCGAACGTTCCGCAACCAGCGGAAGCCGCGGGCGGCCGGTCCTATTTCCCGGAAGTGGAAGTCTGTTCGTCCACGGCCTGGGGTTCTGACGGCGGGGTCACCTACGCCTTCACCGGCGCGGCGCTGACTTACACTGCGACCCAACCGCCGACGGTCACCGGAACCTATTCCATCGGGCCGACGGGGCTGATCCCGGCCGGGACCTACATATTCGCCCCCGGCGACCGGGGAGCAGTAGTGAAGATCACCTTCACCTCGACCAATGCAACCGGCTACACGCCCAATCTGACGCCGATCTATTCGTTGACCGACCTCGATTTCGTCGACGAGAAGGACAACAAGGATCCGGTCAATGTGTCGCGCGCCGACCCGTTCTCTTTGCCCAACATCCAGCGCGTCGAAGTCTCGTCGCGCCTCAACCAATACGGAACGGTGCCCGTCGAAGCGCGCGATCAGAGCCAGATCGAACTTTACGGCCCACGCGTCGGCTCCACCATCACCGCGCATGAAATCTGCGACGAGATCGTCGTCGGCCCGATCGTCGCCCAGGCGATCCTGCAACGAGTGCTCTATGTCCGCGCCAAATTCCAGTTCAAACTCAGCGCCGAATATTGCCTGCTGGACCCGATGGACATCGTCGAGATCACCGACGCCAATCTAGGCCTTTCGGCCTATCCCGTCCGGGTCGTCACAATCGAGGAAGACGACAAGGGTCTGCTGGCGTTCGAATGCGAAGAATTGACAGCCGGCGTTTCTACGCCTGTTCTTTACGGCAATTCCGGGGTGAACGGCTATCAGGGCAACCAGGGCGCAACCGCCGACCCCGTCAATACGCCGCTGATTTACGAACCGCCCACGGCGCTGACCGGCGGCGTCGCGCAGGTATGGGTCGGCGCTTCGGGCGGCGCGAGCGGAATCAACGATCCCAACTGGGGCGGCGCCAACGTCCTATTGTCGGTCGACGACGTCACCTATTCGCAGATAGCCGTCATCAATCAATCGCTGCGGCAAGGACCCCTGACCGCGAACCTCGCAGCGGCCAGCGGCTGGGACACGACGAACACTTTGGCGGTGAACCTCACCGAGTCCGCGGCGACGTTGTCCGGCACGAGCCAAGCCAGCGCGCAGAGCGGTTCCACGCTGGCGCTGGTCGACAATGAATTGCTCTCTTACGAAACCGCGACGCTGACCTCCGCCTATCAATACAACATCACCAACATCGCGCGGGCCCTATACGGAACGACAGGCGCCAGTCATTCCAGCGGTGCGCAATTCGCCCGGCTCGATGGCGCTGTCGTAAAGTATAACTTGCTTCAGCAATATATCGGCGTCGCGCTCTACTTCAAATTCCAGAGCTTCAACGTCTTCGGCGCCGGGCTGGAATCTTTGAGCACATGCCCTGCCTATACCTACACGCCCTCGGGCAACGGCGCCCTCAATCCGATCTGGGCCGAGCTGGAAACGGGCTTCCCCGTCAATCTCGGCTCCGTCGCAGATTCGGTCATAGTCTCCGATAATTTCGGCTCGGTCACGGCGCCGGTGATTTATTCGCTATCCTTGGGAGTCGCCTGAGTAGCGAATTGAGAAGGGCGCCGACTATTCGCCAGTCGCTTCTCGTCACTCCCTGCTCGCCCCCCTCAACCCCGGAGTCGCTTGATTGGCCCAGCAACTGCAATTACGCAACGGAACTGTGTCTCAGGTCGCCGCGTTCACCGGGGCTTTGGCCGAACTCGTCGTTGACACCACCAACACGCGGCTCGTGTTGCAGGACGGCGCGACGGCGGGCGGACGGGCGATGGCGCTGGAGACCTCGCGCTCGATCTCCGACGTCAACGCGACGGCGACGATCACTGATCGTCAGATTGCCTATTCCGCAATCACCGCCGCGCGCACCGTCACTCTGCCCGCCGCTTCGGCCTATCCGGCGGGCGCGACGCTGTCGATCATCGACGAATCCGGGTTTTGTTCGGCGACCGACACCATCACCATCGCCCGCGCCGGATCCGACACGATCAACGGCGCGACCTCTGCCGCCATCGCCTCTGCTTATGCCTCGATCGAACTCGAATCCAATGGCTCGAACGGTTGGGTGATCCTCAACCATACCAGTCCGCCAGCGAGCGCGACGCTGGCGCAAAGCGCCAATGGCGCGCTGGCGCAACTCGTGATCCTCGAACAGGTCGTCTCAGCGCTCTCGGGCGCCAGCGTCAACGCAGGAACGCAAATTCCGGCCGGCGCCCTCGTGTTTGCGTGTTCGGCGCGCGTCACGACCGCGATCACGGGCGCGACTTCGTTCAGCGTCGGCTATACCGGATCTGCGAGCGCCTTCGGCTCCAGCCTCAGCATATCGGCCGGATCGACCAACGAGGGGTTGATCGGGCCGCTGCCGATCTACAGCGCGACGAACCTGATCCTTACCTCGGCCGGCGGCTCGTTTTCCGCCGGCGCGGTGCGGCTGTCGCTCTCCTATCTGATGTTCACCCCGCCGACATCGTGAACCGGCCCAAAACGATCATTTATCGCCGAACCCAGGCAGTAACCGCGGTGCCTCGGCGCGCGCCCACGATGGTGCTCAACGCCGCCCTTGTCGGTGTAAACCGCTACTTCAAGATCTCGCCGTTCAGCTTGTCAACAGTCGTAAGCCTTGGCGCTTGGTCTTGATCCAACGCAAGCGAAAGGCTGTCGCGTCGACTACTCATCGTCGACCCTTCGTAGTGGCTGCATCGCTCGCCTTTCCTTCGACAATACGAAGGATTGAAGCGCTCTCGGATTCGTGTCGCCGACTGGCGATTCGCGCTTAATCGATAGCGTAGCTGTTGATTTTTGGCCTGCAGGAACACTGAGATGAAATTTCGACTTTACCTCATACTCGCGACACTCGCGCAGTCTAGTGTTGCTGACGCTCAGACACATACGGACAGATCGGGGACGATCGTTCCCGGGGCGGCGCCAGTTCCGAACGTGGCTAGCGGCGCTTACAGCTCGGCGACGGTTGGAACTTCGGACTCGACCATCCTCAACGGGGGATCGGCATACTATCTGCTCGATGTCGTCAACTTGAGTTCGACCGCGACCGTATGCTTGAATTTCGGCGCGGTCGCCACGATTTCCGGGGTAACTTGCGCCGCAGGTGAGATCGCGCTGCCACCCCTTTGGCACAAGTCATGGGAGGGCGCATTCATCCCAACAGACACCATCCATGCAATCGCCTCAGCGGCCTCAACTCCTCTTACGGTGGGGGCCAAATGATGCGTTACCGTTTGGACTACCCGATGCGCGCTTTGCTTGCGGTCTTACTGCTGCTGATTGCTGGGCGCGCAACCGCCGACTATTCGGGGCCGCAAATGGGCATCAATGCCGCGCAGCTGGCGCCGGGCGCCGCGGCGAGCAATCTCGGCTTTACGCCGCTGGCCCCGGCCAACAACCTTTCCGATGTAGGCTCGGTTTCAACGGCGCGGACCACTCTCGGACTCGGTGCGCCGGCGACGGTAACGCCCGGCTCTGGCGTCGCTACCGCATTGGGAGATAATTTAGGGGTCGCGGGTTCTATCGTCGTCAACGGCGGCCTTGGCGGCACGCCGTCGAGTTTGAACCTCACCAACGCGACGAGCCTCCCCGCGTCGGGCATCAATGCCTTCACTGCGGCCAACGGCGCAACGGGGTCCACGACGATCCCGGCGCGGTTTTCGCGCACGATCAATATCGTCGATGACTTTGGCGCGGTCGGCGATGGCTCTACAGACGATTGGACTTCGATCCAAAAAGCCGCCGGCATGAATT